ATATGGAGCCGGTGGGAGTTTCTAAAACTCAATTATATAGCTGTTTTTAGGTTTTAGGGTCTGTTTTAGGTACTGACTTCTAAAACTTTCACGGCTCATCATTTGTATTACTAGTTTAGCATAGGTTCCAAGAAAGTTCAAGCTTAATTATAAAAGAGATATAGAATGAAGCTATTTAATAGGAAAAAATCTTTTATTTTTTTAAAAAAAGTTAGTAAAATCTCTTGATTTAATACAACTTTAGTTGTATAATATATACATAAGGTTAAGGAGGAAACCTTAGACAAGGAAACTAAAGAAAGGAAAAATAAATGTTAAGGCGAAGAAAAAAGCCAATCAAAGCTAAGACGAATAAGCTAGTAGTCAAAATCAACTTGTTCATCATAAGCATTGAGTGGCACATCGAATTCGGATAGTGAGCAATCACTATCCGCCCCTAATAGGGGCTTGCTTTAATTATAACAGGTATCGTGATGAAAGTAAAATTTAATGTTAAAAAAACCACAGCTAGAGAAAAACTTGAGTTTATTTTAGGGCTTCTGTTGATCGTAGTGATCATTTGGTTTTTTGTGAGGTAAATATGTTAGTTGATATCAATGCTATTAAATGGCTGCTAGAAAATGCAACAGCCTATTCTATTAGTAAAAATTGTGGATTATCCACCCAAGCTGTAGACAAATATAAGAATGGTATTTCTGATATTATGAATATGCGTTTGAAACACGCAATTAAAATGACAGAATACGCCAATCAGTTAAAAAACAAAAAGTGATGGTTATTTAATCATCACTTTTTTTGATGTAAAGACCCATTGCTTATAGCAGAGAAGCAAAAAAACATAGTCATTCGATTGAGGTTACAACGGACAATTTTAATAATTGCCGTTATAAGCACAATAAAAAAAGCCCCCTCGAATTGAGGGGGTGTGTGTCTTATGTATTATAGAGTTTCTGGCCACGGATCATCTGTGATATACGACATATCGGTAAATCGCAAATCTCCGATATCCCTATCCGTTGGTACTGGATCATCGAATTGTAAGCGTAGCTGGTTGCCGTCACCCGGCCCACCTAGATAGAAAGTGCCAAGGCGCTTGCCTTTGTCATTTGTCATAATACCCAGTTTTGAGTTAGTCGCACGAAAACCGACGGGTATACCACCGACGTTTAAGATCACCACGTTTCGCTCACGGTCAGAGCCTTGTGGAACGTAGCTGGGCGCACCTCGTCTCACGATTCCAAACCAACCCCAAGAGAGGCCACCAAAGCCGATCTCAACCGTGGAGTTTATACGTCTAAACTCGACATACGCATTAGTTTGATTTGAGTTGATATTTCTTGGTTTAATTTTGACATCTCCAAACAAGACCGACCAAGCGTTAGAGCCGGTTCCGGAGCCTTTCTTGATCCACTTCACCGCTCCGTTTTTAGCCGTGGTATCAGTATAAATTGTACCGATGTCAGCGTTTAGATTATACGGGAAGCCTTGACCTTTTAATTCCGTTCCAGCACTGCCACCAGATCCTACCGAACGCTTTAATTCCTCAAGATCGTTTTTGCTGGCCAGTTGGCTTGTGTCGATTGTCGGGATTTTAGAGCGTGTTACGAATGGATCACCGCCATTTGCCAATTTTGTATCAATCAATGCATCCAGACCCAATTCAAGGTGCTTGTCTTTGATGTTATTGGCCATCTGGGATTGCAAGGTTGTATAGGTTGGAAATAATTCGTATGCTTTAGAGGTTGATAAAAATGAAGTCTGTTGTCCTTGAAGCACACCTATATCAACCCCAATCGCCTGAATAACTTGTTTTAGTTTATCCATGCTTCACCTCCTTAGAGGGTATTTTTAGCGGTATTATAAATCTGTGCAAAATCGGTATTTTCCAAGTCAGTAAATTTTTGACCAAGCTCTGTCATTTTAGACACGATAGCCTGATCTGCTGATCCTGCACCGTTAGCAATACGGTCTGCGATTTCTTTGAGAGTGTCAAGTTCTTCTGGCACACCCTCGCCAAGGATTGCGGTTTTCACCCCTTGAATTGCTGTTTCCAATTGTTGTTGTGTGATCCCGCCTTGACCAAGCTCAGACTTGTCAGCTTTATTAGCAAGCGTGGTCATGATTTCTTTTACGTCAGCACCAACGGCCTGTGCAAATTGTGTGAGGTTTTGTGTGTTTAAAGTCATTTATTTCTCCTTTTAAATTTTAGCTAGGTTATATAGTACGGTTAGATCTGGGAGTTCTTCCGTCTGTGGTCCATTTGGATGTTCTGCAATGTACTTGTCGATTTCAGTCTTGACATCGTTTCTTACAAGCGAAAGAACTTCCACGCTTGTAAATTCGTCTGCTGAACGTGTGATTTCCAAACGTGTCGAGCGGTCACTTGGGAAAATATACCCGTCACAAACGACTTCTACCAAATAAGATCCAATCGGTAGGGGCTTGCTTATTTTAAAAGTAACTTTTGAATTATCTACTGTACTCTCAAATGTAGCCTTTCCTTTTTGATTAAAGATTCGTATTGTAGCATTTTTGCCGTTTAGATCACTAATAGGGCGCATTTGCTCGTCCAGTAGCTCATATCCAAAAAGTGAGGCAGAGTCGCCTTGCTTGACGACTGCCCCTCCTTCAAATTGTTTTAGGTTCGTTGAATTAATGCGCATAATTCACCACCTCAGCTATAATAATTCACCAAATCGTCCTTGTCCCAACACGAAAGCCAGACTGGTCCAAATTGGCCAAATTCAAACAAGCGCCAATAGTAACCACCATAATATCCGCCCTTGCCGGTATCTGTGATATGGGCTTCGTCTAGTTCAAAACTGAAAAACATTCCAGCTTTGAAGTCTTTGTCCGCACCGTCCGGCAAGTTGTTTCCATCCTTGTCAACCCAGTTTACCAAAGACACGGGAATACCGTTTTCGGTCCAGTCAAAGCCTACTGGTGCTAGGTAATCACACTTGATCTGCCAGATACCGTTGACGTATTTAACTTCGTTTGCTTGGTAAAAGGCCTTATCTTTCGGTTGGACGGCTGTGTTCGCTTGATTGTTGGTCTGTGGTGCCGTATCAGCATATCGCCAAACCTCGATATAAGCTGGTTTATTCCAGCTGTAGTAGTCGTTCCAAGGATAGGTATTGATAGCTTGTCCGACTGCTCCTTGTGTCGAATAGTCGCAAGAAATGAAGTATGTATCATCGATCATCGCTCCGACATGCCCACCAGCGCCACCAGATGAAGACATATCAGCACCCCATGACATTAGAATAATATCGGCCATTTGAGCGTCCCATGGTTGGTTACGGCTCACACGATAGAAGCCGTTATTTGCGAGTTGCTGTCCAAGTGTCACTGTTGACGGCAAACCTTGAATTGGGATACCCGATTCTTTCAATACTTGCGACATGATACCAGAGCAATCCCCTGTCCCATCTGAACCGTTGCGAGAACCTAACATCGAATATGTAATCAGCCCACGACGGCTTGTAAAACCGTTAACTATAGATTGTTGTACACTCATGTTTTTTCAATCCTTTCTAAAATCAAAAGCGACTATCCAAAAGAAGATAGTCGCTAGTACGAAAATATTAATCTTGGTTAGGTTCTTCATAACCTAATGCTCGTGTACTATCACTCAATCCTGTGGTAGTTGGGTCGTTAACAATCCCGACAAGCACAAGGAAGGCAAATAGCACATTGATAAATACAAGAACTTTATCAATCGTTTGCCCGAATTCCAATTTGATGCCAAAAATATCGGCGAATGCTTGGAATAGCAAGGCTAAGGCTGGTACAAGGGCAAGCCAAAAGTTTTTATTTTTCAAACGTACATTCCAGTTGATTTTCATAGTGTTACCTCTTATTAATTATTTTTGTTTTGAATTAATGCTTTAAGTTCTTTCATGTCCTCGCTCAAGGCTTTGACCTGCTCTGCGAGGATTAATAGAGACTTATTCTGTTCATCGTGGTTATCTAATCGTCTAACTGCAGTTAAACGAAAGTCACGCATAGTTTCGATATCTTTTTCCAAGACTACCATGCGCTTTTCTTGCGCCACGACACTTCCTTTAAAATTGCCATAAATTCCAAGGAGGATACCAACAAAACCTGCCATCATACTGATATCCTCTGGTGTAAAGTGGACCATAGATCACGCCCCTCTCTAATTAAAGTACTGGTTGTGGTGTAGCTGCAGCCACTGGTTGTGTTTCAAGATCTCCGCTTGGTTGTGCTGGCTTGTTTTCCTTTGGAAGTTCCCATTTCCATACTGCCAACTTGCCATCTTGCGACAATTTACCTTCGAGTTCTTCTACGCTTTCGCCATTGTAAGTAAAGTCTGAGTTCACTTGTACCAACACACGAGTGCCTTCGCCATATTTAGCAGTATAGTTTGGATTGTTGACAACAAAGATGTCGTGTGCCTTGTATTCTTTGCCAGTTTGGCCAGTTTCTACCAATTCCAATCCACGAGCATACAAAGTTGGATCAATTGGATTGTCTGTATCTGTTACACGAGCGAGGACTGCCCAATCTGCCACAGATTTGACGCTTTGGATTTGCTGTGTCATGGCTTCGTTATCTTTGGTCAACTCTTGGATTTTAGCAATAGCGTCATTGTTAGCTTCGACAGACTTATCTAACTCTTTCTTGATTGCTACGACTGCGCCAGATGTGTCAAGCTCCATGCGCACGATGTTCAATACTGCTTCAACCAGTGTCACATCATCTTCTGCCATGCGGTTTGTTGGCAAGATTTCCTCAAATACTCGATAAGGAAAATCTTGCTTGATTGCTACCTTGGTGGTGTTAGCTACTGCATCGTATGATTTAAATTGTACTTTGTAATCCATTATTTAGTTACCTCGTTTTTATTTTTAATTTCTTCAAAAAGATCCTTCAAGTCCTTATCAGACTCTAGGACAGAGCGATAGCTTTCAACTTCTTGAGCAAGTTGAGCTACTTGTGATTGCAAATCTGTAAAACGAGCCTTAAACTCGATTTCACCAAGCGTCTTGTCACTCAATTGTTTGTTCAATTCAGCGACCATTGAAAGTAAGATGTTTTCGTTCATTGATTTCTCCTAATTAATGAGATCAGCCCAGTTGTCAACACCACGATAACCGATGCGATTCATGATATCTTTTATCATCATCTTGAGCCGTACCCCGTTTAAGGTGATTTCATTCGTGTGGATATCGTGCAATCTTTTGTCTGATCGACCAATTACATGTTTTACTCTATTTTCGTTCAGTGGCATAAAGAATGTATATCCATCTCTCGTGTTATTGTGGATCATCCACGGACTACGATATTTCCCGTTAGAGTAAAATATGATACGGTCAGCAACGGTTTCGTGGAATGATTCCTTTTCTCCGTTACCATTACCCGACCACAGACGAGTGCCAGCAAATGTTTCATTTTCTACACTCTCTTTCTTATCATGGTTCGTACCTATGACAATCCGAGCAGCCTTTCTATCTTCAAAACGTTCCGCTATAAAATATCCTTGTTCCAGTCTGATAAACTGAGATGATGTCGTATCATCAATCCGTCTGATGGAACCTTGGTTAGAATAAAAGTTCACACTTCCGTTATCTAAATTAAAATCAGTCGCACCATTATTAGATAGCAACCTTCCACCTTGGATTCTCTCAGCCGACACAGCAACTGAATTAAGTTGTGTGATAAAGGCTTTTTGTGATGTAAGCTCTCTGATAAATGCTTGATTCGATACAAGCTTGTTGATCATGGCTGAATCCACTAGTAGCTTATCCGCTGTTACCGCATTACTAGCCAAAATCTGAGTTGTTACTGAGCCAGATTCCATGTGGCCTGTCCGAACGCTCCGAGAAGCCAGATGCCTACTTGTGATAGATCCATCAACTACCATGTCCCCTTTTACTTTAATCAATTTTGCAATTAAAGCAATGGATTCTGGCTCTTGTACTAGCAAGGAACTGATGGTTCTTCCACTAATTTCCTTACCAACACCAAAACTAATCTGCCCAGGAGTGATCTGGATATCCGTTTTTCTCAGCATGTCACCCATTTGATTGGTGATTGTCGTAAATTGTCCATTTACTGTCTGTTTGTATTCAGCTAGTTTAGTTTCAATCACGGATGAGCCATCATCTGTTGGCGGTTGGTAGGCTCTCTTGATAGATCCTTCATACACATCAATATCCCCAAAATAGAGACTTGCTGGCTGTCCATTTGATGATCCAGTGTTGTCAAATCGCAAAAATGCTTCATCATATTCCTCAGAATTGACTGTGAAATAGTAGCGTGTGATTCTATCTTGTGGGATAGCGATCTTATCAGCAAGCGTGAATACTTTTGAGAAGTTCCCTGTTTCACCTTTCTTTCTTGCTAAAAAGTAGAATGTGGCATTTTTAAGATTTTCTGATCCAATTGCATCGAATGAAATTGTGTATGTGGTATTCCTCTTGATGTTGAAGCGCTGGGATGCTGCTGATTTAGTAGTGTCACTTGCATTTTCAATCTTAAAGAGTTTTCTGGATTCATTGTAGTAGAGTGGATTAGTTGAGACCGTTACTACTGGACTCAGTCCGGGATCATAATACCCCCATCCATCCACATTTTGAGGATTGCCGCTGTTTTTAAGCAGGTTTTCCCCGGCTTGAATAATTTCATCGAACCTTCTTGTGATTCCAGCTACGTCCTCAGTGTATTGCGATTTAGCAACATAACCTTGTTCTAAAATCTGTCTGGTTGCTTTTACAGCGTCCACAGCAGCCTTTTCAGAGTAGGTCAGCATGCGCTGTTCAAGTTCACCGCTTGGTCCTGTCTTGGTCTCTAATTTAGTTAATTGAGTGGTTAGGCCTTCCACTGTCTTCTCAAAAGTAGCCTGTGCTTGCTCTACCAAATAGTTTTGATCTTCTGGGGATGGTTGCCATTTGCGGTCATTTGTACCCTCATAGAAGTCAAGCTCTGTCATAAATAGGCCGGCCCATCTGCCGTTGTCATTTCCAACGTATTCAAATTGCAAGTAGCCATCGTCAAAATCACCTACATTAAACTTAAATGATTTTTTAACAGCCATAGAGCTATCAAAAATCGGGCTTCCGTTTTTTTCGAAAATTAATTGTTTTCCTTCAAAATCCGCTGTACTTCCCTTTTTACGTTTGCAAAAATAAACTTTAAAACTCTTTGAATTAGCGTCAAAACCGAGCATGTTGAGCATATAGTCAGCGTTACGTTTAACGATAAAATGTGGACTTTGAACAATTGCTCCTGGTATTAAAGAAAACATTCTCTTTTGGCCGTTAAAATAAAAGGTGTGAGCTGTAAAACTCATCTTTCCATTTGTTTCAGTCCAATATTTCAGTCCCTCATCTGCTCTTGAGTTCCTGAGCATGTTAGGGCCGCCACTAACTCCAACTGTGGTGAACTCTTCTTTGATACCATTAACTGTCTGTTCAACATAGGAGCGATCTGCTTTACCAGTCGTCACATTGGTTAGGTCAGAAATAGCTTTTTCAGTGGTCTGTTCAAATCTGGATTGTGCACCTTGAATGCCAGAAAATTGGCTTTGTGTTTGAGCTTTGAAATCATTGATCAACCTCTGGATGTCTGCATCGCTGGTCTTCAATTGATCAGTAGTAGCTTTCAATCCTTGCATCTTCACTTCAATGCCATTGTATTGAGCTTTGAACTCTTCTACAATTTCATTTTTATTTGCTTGGTTTGCTGCTGCGATCTTCTGAGTGACTTGTGCTGAGATTTCTTGCTTGACTACTTCAGCTTGCGCTTTGGCTTGTTCGATCCCATCTGTGATTTTATGTTCCAGCTCTTTTGCTTGCTTGTCATACTCAGCATTGGCATTATCTACAAGCTTCTGCACTTTCGCTTCGTATTCAGCATCATAAGACTTCATTTTCTTATCAACGGAATCGTTGACCATTCCCGAAATAGAGTCTGCTAAAGTTCTGGCAACTTCACCGAAACCGATGCTGACAAGCTTGATGCTCATTGGATTAAACTTGTATTTCGTGATCTTTTTTCGCAAATCGACATCGTAGCCCTCGTGGAAGATGCTCACGATATCAAACATATTTACTGGTTGATCTGCTTGGCCTACAACATCGATCTCAAGGCTTTCTTCGATCATGTCACACAGAGTTTCATGAAAATAGCGCTTGCCATATTCCTCAAGCGTTTTTTGATCCACAACATCCTGATCTTGTACTTCCATATCTGCTTCATAGATATGCTTGTATTTATTGATCAATGGGCTATCAATGGTTACGGTTAGGATTTGATCTTTCTTTCCTTCTTCATGTGCTTCGATAACCTTTTTAAAATGGATCCGTGTTCTCAACTCTTTGGTGGATTTTGTTTCTTGGAACGACTTCATATTTTTCTTGTAGGCAAATAATGATTCGTTTTCGATTCCACCATGTTCTAGCAATCGGACGCTGTACTTGTCCCGGACAAGGTCTCCACCCCACTGCCCAACGATGGAATGCTTGTCTTTGGCCAAGGCTTCCATCGCTGAGATATCTTTAAGATTGAGGGTGTGTTTTGACATCACATCGGAAAAAAATGTGAATGGTGTTTCTCGTTTAAATCCGGCAACAAGCGCATTCATCACAGTTGCTCCATTCACTCGATCGACATTGATCTTGTTGATGGAATATCCATTAAGTAATGTTGCTACTTGATTGGCATATACTGTGACATATCCGTGTTGCTTCTCGACTTCAAAGATAGTAAAGTACTGCTCTCCGTGCAAGTCATCAGCAACCAATTCTGTTTCTGGAGTTAACAATGCCCATTTTGGATCTGATGTGGGGAATTTAAAGGTAAGCTGATAGGTGCTATTGGCTTCCTGGACAATTTCGGAGCTATAAGCTTCATTAAGAGGGAAATTACCCTCTTGCAGATAGATCATACTTTATACCTCCAGTTCCCTTTGATTGTGATTTTTAAAACAGTTCCTGAAACTGCAATACCAGAAGTGCCTGGAGCGATTTCGAAGAAACCACCTCGTTTTCTCAATGTATTTTTCAGATTTCCATTTTTGTCATAGACATTTTGTTTTTTATGGCGACAATCAATTGTTGCTTTTGTATCAATCGTAAGTTGCATGGTTTGCTTCCCGATGGTTAGAGAGACATCACCATTGCCTTCAATTGTGATGACAGGCTCAGAATATACTGTTCCTGGATTGTTTACTGTGCCGTTACCTGCCAAAGTGACTACAGCGTCATTATTTAAGTAACGGAATGGATGCATCTTTAACTTGATTTCTAAAGTCCAAGCATGCAAGCCGTTTTGTTTGAATGATGCGCTCTGAAAATCAGCATAAAAAATAGAGCCTGGTCGATGACTAAACTCTATTTTATTTTC